CCCAATTTTCTGCAAATGGAAAAAATGAAGGTAGGGATTCCCTAAACATAACTTGGAGTTATAAGACATGGAAAAAAAGCCAATGAACTTGGTCGAAATCACAAGCCAAAAAAAAATTTCTAAGAATGAACCCATCCAAAATTTGGGGGACATGGCGAAGCGCATTCCGGCAGCTGATTGGATGGATGATTCATCACTTTGGGACAAAAAAAAGTTCGTCAAAGAAACCGCCGAATACTTATATGAAACTTACGGCATGACGTCGGACCAATACAAGCACACGTTGTCAATGTTGGCCGACCACATGGATATGTATATTCTTTGCAATCGGGAAATCGCCGTTCAAGGTTTGATTGCGGAATACAACCAAGGCAAGACTACCGGCCCAAACCCACATATTTCCATTCGGAATAAGTGCAGCGACTTAATTATTGCTTTGATGGGCCAATTGGGGTTGACGCCCAAAACCAAGCTAACTGCCAGCGGCGCAAAAGAGAAAAGCGCAATTGGTAATTTGCTTAAAGGGCCGAAATCCGCATGAAGGTCGAAATAGGCGACGCCACGCTATACCTTGGCGATTGCATTGACATTCTGCCAACCTTAGGCAGAGTCGATGCGGTGATTACTGACCCGCCTTATGGAATAGGCCAAGATGGTGGCGCACAACGCACTAGAGGCAGTAAAAAAACAAATGGCGAAAAATTAGGATGGGATAGTCAAAGACCACAAAAAATCATCTTTGATTTAATGGAAGAAGCTGGAGATGTTCGAATTTATTGGGGTGGCAATTATTTTGCCGATTATTTGCCAGCTTCAATGGGTTGGCTTTATTGGGAAAAACGCATGGGGGGAGATTTTGCTGATGGTGAATTGGCATGGTCAAGTCAGCATCGCGCACTTAGGCAATTTACTTTATGTAACAAAAATAAAGGTCATGAACACCCAACGCAAAAACCCGTTGAATTGATGCGCTGGTGCATTCAAATGTGCAAAAACTTTCCACAAACAATTCTTGACCCATTCATGGGCAGTGGGACAACAGGCGTGGCGGCGGTTCAAATGGGGCGAAAATTTATTGGAATTGAGCGCGAACCCAAGTATTTCGACATTGCTTGCAATCGAATCGAACAAGCATCCAAACAGGTTGATATGTTTATTGAACCGCCCACACAAGTTCAAGAAAGTTTTTTATGAACTGGCAAGACGGTATCCTTTACGCAATACAGGTCGTCAAGGGCGAAATAAATGTTTGCAACGACATTCGCCTGACTTGTCAGCGGTTCATCAACCAATACGAAAACGCGGAATGGGAATGGGTATTTGATGAAGATTACCCGCAACACGTTTTGGATTTTGCGTCGGTTCTGAAGCACACCAAAGGCCCGGACGCTGGCAAGCCCATCGTGCTGGAACCGTTCCAGATATTCTTGATTTGCGCTATTTACGGATTCCGCAACAAGAAAAACCGCGACCGCCGCATGGTCACCGACGTCATTGTTTACATTCCACGCAAGGCCGGGAAATCGACCCTAACCGCTATTTTGGCCCTATACGAACTGCAATTTGGTGAAGCTGGCGCGGAAGTGTTCACGCTGGCGACCAACCGGGAACAAGCGACCATCGTTTTTGATTCGGCCAAAGGGTTTATTGAAAAGATGCCGCTGGAACTGGCCGGACAATTTGAAACGTCCAAATACGAAGTCAAAAAAGCTGGCGACAACCAATCCATGTTTAAGGCGCTGTCGCGGGACACCAAGAAAACGGGCGACGGTAAAAATCCGTCTTGCGTCATCATTGACGAAGCCGCGCAGATTGTGGACCGCAATTCCATCGAGGTTTTGCATTCGGGTATGGTAGCCCGGCGTAACCCTTTGCGAATCTACATCACCACCGCCAGCTTTACCAAGGACACCAAGTTCTATGAAGATTTGTCGATGTATCAATCCATGCTGACAGGCGAAGCGTCCGACAATCCCCGCTGGTTTGGCCTGATTTACTCGCTGGATGCCAAGGACGATTGGCGCGACCCGACGACATGGGCTAAGGCAAACCCAATGCACGGAATTAGCGTTTTTGAGGAAGCCATTGCCCAACGCGCAGAGGAAGCAAAGCACAAACCGCAAGCCTTAAATGAGTTTTTGTGCAAGACCTTGAACATATTTGTGTCGGCCAACACCGCATGGCTGGACCGCCGATTTTGGGACGAATGCAAAACAGACGTAAAACGTCAAGAACCCGAAGCCGTGTTTATTGGGTTTGACTTGGCCGCTACCCGTGACTTGAACGCCGTTTGCACTTTAAAGCGGTATGGCGAATTGGATTACGAAGCGGAATTTAAGTTCTTTTTGCCGGAAGAAGGGTACAAGCTAATTCCTAAACATTACGCGGATATTTTTAGGGTTGCAGTTTCTAGCGGCATTTTGAAGTTGACGGAAGGCAACGTCATGGATGACCGCGAAATCAGCGAATACATAAAACAACAATGCGAGAGATACGAAGTAAAGGAAGTGGGTTACGACGCCTATAACGCGGCATCTTTGGTGGCTAGATTGCACGAAGCTGGAATTCCGGTTAAAAAGGTGGGGCAAGGCATGGGCGTCTTGTCAAATCCGTCCAAATACGTTGAGAAATTGATTCTAAACAAGCAAATCCAGCACGACGGGAACCCGTTTGTTGGTTGGCAGCTTGGAAATTGCGAAATTTATGAAGATGTGAACGGCAACATCAAGGTTCGCAAAAATGAAGCTGACAAAGCGGCCAAAGTTGATGGTATTATTGCGATGATTATTGCGGCGCATTGCAGTTTGGACAATCCTTATGCGTCGAGTTCGTTCGGTTTCCGTTCGTTTTAAGCTGGAAAACGTCAACTAATTGGGGAAAAACATGGGTATTTTGGACATTTTCAAGGGTAAAAAACCCGCACAAAACGAAAGCAATACCCTGTTTGGTCAGACCCAATTGGGCAACCAAATCTTGCGTCAGAACCAAAACGGTCAAACTGGCGCGAATTATCAGCTTTTATATGTCACGACATCCAGCACCACCAACGCTGGCCGCATTGTGGATATGTCCGTCTTGTCGCGGAATTCCACCATCATGTCTTGCGTCAATTTGAAGTCACGGGCGCTGGCGCAATGCAACTTGAAGGTGATGTATAAAACCGACGACGGGGTATTTGAAGATGCCTTGAATTCGGAAAACATTGGTGCGCGGGACAAGAACAAAGCCAAGCAAATCATGTCTTTGTTCCAAGAACCCAACAACTTCCAAAACCAATACGAATTTTGGTATCAGTTCGTTATGTGGTACGAATTGGCTGGTGAAGTTTTCACTTTGTTATACCGCAAGAACCAAAAAGATTCGTTGCAAACGCCCATTGAAATGTATAACTTGGACGCAACGCTAATCACGGTCCAAGCCAGCGAAACACGTTACCCGACTTACCGGGTATCGACCCCGACATACGGGTTCAACAAAGACGAACCCTTGGCGTATTACCAAGTTATTCACACCACCGAATCGCCGTGGCAAGGTTCCGCGGGTTTCAACAAAGGCATTTTGGCGACCGAACTGGTGGCGCTGGATACCGACATTGATTTGTATGCCAACTATGTGATGCAAAACGGCGCGAAGCCTTCCGGTTTGTTCCGCACCGACCAAGTGATTCCCGACGCCAAATATAAGGAAATCGCCCAACGCTTGAAGGAAGCGTGGTCAAGCATGACCGGAAGCCGCCCGACCGACTTGTCGAAGCCCGGCCAAGGTATGTTGCTGGACCAAGGCATGACCTTTGAAACGGTCAAAATGCTGACCTTGCAAGACGCCGACGCCGCCAAGCTGAAAGAGCAAACCACAAAACGCATTTGTGCATTGTTCGGCGTTCCGGCCCAATTGCTTGGATTGGATGTTGGCAAATACAACAACACCCAAACGTTGCTGGATGAGTTCTACAAAACCACCATGTACCCGATGATTATCAACATTGAACAAAAGTTCAAAAAGGGTTTGTTGAACGGTTATCCCAATTTGTCTATCCGTTTCGATACCAAAGATTTCTTGAAGGGGGCGGCGCTGGACCAAATGAACTTTGTTACCGCGGGCGTGGCTTCAGGAATCTTTACACAAAATGAAGCGCGTGAATATCTGAATATGTGCAAGGTTGATGGCGGCGACACATTGCCACCCGTAGACCCCGCAAACATTTCAAAAACCAACGTTCCGGTTGGCGCAAAAACCGCCAAGATTGACCCGATTCCCGGTTCTAGTCCGCAAGATACGGGCGGCGGCGGTGGCAACCAACGGTCCAAAATGAACATTGGTAAAACATGATTGCAGCACACAAAATTGTGCGTATCATGGCGGCACAAATCCATCAAAGCCGTGTTATATTAACGCCACATGAGAAAACCCCTACAATACAAGACATTAACTTGGCTATAAACAACGGGGTTGTTCATGAAAAATCTGAATCTGATTTGCGAAGCGAAATTAAGCCTAAAAAAAGAGGCAGACCAAAAAAGTCCGTCGGGTAACATTTCCGCAGTCGTGACAACTTGGGGTCCCCGCGAAGGCGAAGATGGCCGCAAGTTTAACTATCAACCCGAAGGCTTCAAAGAATGGGCGCAAGCCTTTAAAGAAGCTGGCAAACCCCTGCCAATGTTTTTGAACCATAACGACATGGGAATGCCCGTCGGCGAATGGTACGAATTCAACTTTGAGAAAACCGGAATGACCGCTGAAGGTCGTTTGTTCACCAACACCGTTGGCGGTTCTGACCTATACAACATCATGAAAGATTCGCCCGACCTGTTTGGCGGCGTTTCTGTTGGCGCTTACGCTGACGAAGCCCAAATGGTGGACGCTGACGGTAACGTTATCAACCAATCCATGTCGTGGGGCAACGACGATGATGATGACGACGACAGCGACGAACAATACTTCCAAATTACCAAAGGCGGCTTGCGTGAAGTGTCGGTGGTCATGTACCCCAACAACACCAAAGCCCAAGTCACCCGCCTTGAGTATTTCGACGTGGACGGTCAACCGAATCCACGCATTATCGAGAAAGTCTTGCGTGATGCTGGCCTTTCGCGTAAAGATGCGACCACCGCATCTTCAGTCTTGAAGAAAGTTCTGGAACAACGTGATGTTGTCCAAAAACCCATTCAAGTAACCCCAACCCCGAGCGATTCGGATGCGGTGGTCGAAGCCGACGACATTTTGCGAGTTCTTGAAGAACGCGAATTGTTGAAAGCATTATCTCAACGATTGAAAGGTTAATATCATGTCTATCGACAAAATCACCGAAAAGCTGGATGCAATCGAAGCGCAAAACGTCGCCAAGATTGAAGAAATCAAGACCGAAGCTATTGCCAAGGTTGAAGAAACCAAGGTTGAACTGATTGAAAAAGTCGCGGCTTTGGAAGCCCGTATTTCTGAAATCAATTCGTCCGCATCGTTCATCAAACCCGCGAAAACCGTTCGTGGCGATGTGAACAAATCGGTTCGTGAACAACTGTCCAAGTTCTACAAAAAGGGCAAGGCTTACGAAAAAGAAGTCAAAATCTTTGAAAGCACCGACCAATACGACGCGTACATGAAGGAAAGTTCCGCGCTGACAGGCGGCGGCGCTGGCGTTGGTGGCCGTACTGCATACGACCCCGTGTTCCACACCTTGCGTCTGATTAACCCCTTGCGCGGCGTTTCTCGCAATGTCTCGACTGAAG